TCTCGCGGCAAAGAATTTATTGAGTTTTGCGACCGTATTGGCCACCCTTTATTGCCCTGGCAGCAATGGCTAGCTCACCACGCGCTCAAGGTAAAACCTGACGGTAGGTGGGCACATCCGGTTATATCCGTAATGGTGGCTCGTCAGAATGGTAAATCAACCTTTATGGCGCTAAATATCCTGTGGCGCATATTCGATTTGAAAGAAAAACTACAAGTCCACACAGCCCACAAATTAACTACCTCAGCTGAAATCTTTTACAAAATCTACGCAATCGTTGAGCAAACCCCTGAGTTAAATGCCCAATTTGTTAAGAAGTTAGAAAGCAAAGGGTTTCAAGAGCTTCAATTCACAGAAAATCGCCGTTATATCGTCCGAGCTAATAACTCAGCGGGTAGAGGAATTGCCGGACCTGAAACTATCCACCTTGACGAGGTTCGCGAGTATCAGGATGAGGACGTTTGGTCTGCTCTGCGATATACCCAGATGGCCTCTCAGAACCCACAGGCTTGGCTTTATTCAAATGCTGGAGATCAGCATTCCATAGTCCTAAACAAGCTGCGAGAACGCGCTATGGCCCGTATTATGGGCAACACAGACGATATTGCTTGGTTCGAGTGGTCAGCAAAGCCAGAAATTAAATTTGATAACTCGTCAGACTTCTGGTTAGGCATCTGCCAAGCTAACCCATCACTTGGCCACACAATTCATCCGGACAATATCCGAGCAGTATTAAATGATCCTGAGGACATAGTCCGCACAGAGGTTTTATGTCAATGGGTCCAAACAATCAACCCAGTAATCAATCCGTCCCAATGGCAATCTTGCTTAGTCGAGGGTCTAAAGCTTGATTGGTCTGCGGATACTTGGTTGGCTTTGGACCTCTCGCCCGACCGCCGGCACGCTTCCCTAGTGGCGAGCCAGCGGTTAGGTCGGGATAGATTTCAAGTCCAGTTATTACAAACTTGGACCAATCCTGGCTACTTGTCAGATAAATTAATTGCTAACGACCTAGCCGATTGGTATCGCAAATTTCAGACTCAAAAGGTTTTATATTCAGCCCGCACCGCGTCAGCTGTGGCGGCTAGATTGGTTCCAGCTGGATTAAATGTTGAGGCGATTGATGGGCAGGAATATGCCACCTCTTGCGATGAATTGCTATCTGCTATATCTTCAGGCCGTCTTGCCCACGCAGGGCAGGATGAACTAACGCAACATTGCTTATCGGCAGTCCGCGTTGCCTTCGGCGATGGCGGATGGGTTATGGGACGCAAGGTGTCGGGTGCGGTTATCACAGGCGCAGTAGCAGCCGCCCTTGCAACTCATTACGCCACTCGCCCAGAGACAGAAATCGATATCGTCGTTATGTAGCACACCTAGCCTACAATTTCGGCAATGGGATTAAAAGATTTCTTATTTCCAACGCTGACAGCTGCTAGCCCAAAGCAAGTCGATGTCGAAGCGTCACTCGCGCCATTTAATCTTCAGTCTTCCATTTATGGATTACTAAATGCGCCTACATCTATGGATCGCGCTACTGCAATGAGCGTTCCTTCTGTTGCAAGAGCTCGCAATATCATCTGCGGCATTATCGGATCGTTACCCCTTGAACAGTATAATAAATTCACCGGAGCTCATATCGAGCCGCTTAGAGTAATCAATCAACCCGATCCAAGAGTCTCCGGTTTTGTTGTTTACAACTGGCTTGTTGAAGATATTTGGTTATACGGCGTTGGCTTTGGTTTGGTTTTAGATGCTTATGCTGAAGATGGTCGCGTGAGAGCTTGGACTCGTATTGATCCAATGCGCGTTACTGTTGAATATAACAATGACACCACAGAAATTGTTGGATACAAAGTTGATGGACGCAGCGCACCTATTAGCGGTCCTGGTTCAATCATTCGTTTCGATGGAGCAGATGAAGGATTCCTAAATCGCGCTGGTCGCACAATTCGCACAGCTGTAGAACTTGAAATCGCGGCTTTGAATTATGCAAAAGAGCCAGTCCCATCTATGGTTCTTAAATCAAACGGAACTAACTTACCTTCTGAACGAATTGCTAAATTGCTTGAAGCCTGGAGAAATTCCAGAGCAACAAAATCAACTGCTTTCCTTAATGCAGATGTTGAAATGCAACAGGTCGGTTTTGATCCAAAGAGCCTTCAGCTTGTAGAAGCTCGTCAGTACCTTGCGCTAGAGATTGCTAGAGCTGCCGGCATACCTGCTTACTTCTTGTCTGCCGAAACAACCTCAATGACATACAGCAACGCAACTACAGAGCGTCGCTCACTTGTAGATTTCTCACTTCGCCCGATTCTTTCAGCGATTGAGGAAAGACTAAGCCTTCCAGATATTTGCCCATCTACTAGCGAGATTAGATTCGACCTAGATGATTTCTTACGCGGCAATCCTTTGGAAAGAGCGCAGGTTTATCAGATCCTTAACACAATCGGCGCAATGAGCGTTGAGCAAATTCAAGAGGAAGAGGATTTAATCCGATGAAGATTAATGTCCCAATGACTATCACCGCTGCCGATACAGGCAAGCGCACCATCTCAGGCAAAATCGTAACTTGGGGCGAGCAAGGTAATACCTCAGCTGGTCCTACAGTCTTTGCTGCTAACTCTATTGAGATGAGCAAAGGAATTAAGTTATTACTAGAGCACGACCGCACTCGACCAATCGGAAAGTTGATGGAAGCCAATGTCACTAAAGGCGGTATCGATGCAGTCTTCAAGATTGCCAACACAATGGCAGGGGAAGATGCCCTCATTGAAGCGACAGAGGGTCTTAGGGACGGTTTCTCGGTTGGAGTCCAAGTGGATGCTTGGGACAACAACAAGGGGATTATGTCCATCACCTCAAGCCGGCTTATGGAAGTCAGCCTCGTCACCGATCCAGCAATCGATTCGGCAAGAGTAGCTGAAGTCGCAGCTAGCGAAACTGAAACAGAAATTTCTGAGCCAGCACCCGCTGATTCAGAGCAACCAACAACCGAAGGAGAACAAGTGTCTGACACTACCGTTCCTGCTCCTGCCGAAGAAACGGTAGAAGCAGCTAAAGTAGAAGCAGCGGCTCCAAAGCCAGCGTTCTACACATCTCCTCGCTCCCCAATCGTCAATGCAGCTACTTATTTGGAGCACAGCATCAAGGCGGCTATGGGTAACGATGAGTCTCGTCTCTATGTTAAGGCGGCAGATGACACCAGCACAAATACTGGTCTCACTCTCGCTCCACACCTTAACGAGTTTGCTACAAACACAATCGATGGCCGTCCAGCCGTAGATTCAATCTCTCGCGGAACTCTACCTGCTTCAGGTATGAGCTTCACACTTCCAAAGATCAGCACACAGCCAACAGTCACTCTTGAGGCTGAAAACGGTGCTCTTGGTGGAACTGAAATGGCGTCAACTTACATCACAGTTGATGTTAAGAAAGCTGCCGGAATTCAAACCATCTCCTGGGAGCTACTAGATCGTTCATCTCCAGTTTTCTATGATGAATTGATTCGCGAACTTAACTCTGCATATGCTAAGTACACAGATGGCGCAGTAGTTGCTGCATTCACCGCTTCAGGAACACAAGCAACCGCTCAGGCTGCAACTGTTGCTGGTCTAAAGGCGTTTATTGCTAAGGAAGTTCCAGCTGCCTATGCTGCTTCCGGTAAGTTCGCTCGTAACTTGGTTGCTAACACCGCTTGGTGGGAAACCATTATGTCTGCAGATGACACAACAAACCGCTCACTATTTATGGCAGCACAGCCACAAAACGCAAGTGGTAATGTTTCAGGTCAATCAATTCAGGGTAACGTTCTAGGACTAAACCTTGCTGTAGATCCTCATATGTCAGTGACAACTCTGATTGACGAGTCAGCATTTATCGTCTCACCAGAGTCATTCCGTTATTACGAGTCACCAAAGACCTACCTACAGGTTCAGGCGCTCGCAAATGGACAACTTCAGGTCGCTGTTTACGGTTACTACGCAATCGCCCCAATCTTCGGTGGCGGAGTACGTCGCTTCAACCTCACCTGATAAATAGTTGGGCTGGCCGCTCCCGACCAGCCTGACCCATTAACTCGAAAGGAAACGAGATGCCAACCATAATCACAGCTACGCAGCTACGATCTGTGCTTGGCGTCTCGTCTTCCCTGTATTCTGATGCTTACCTTGATGACATTATCGATACGGCTGAGGCTGTTATTCTTCCGATGCTTACGAAGTTTAGTGTGGGCATTGACGCGGTATCACTCACCGATAATGTGGCTTATTTTGCCACTACCAATCTTAATCCCTTTACTGAAGGTCAATCTGTTGTCATAACCGGTTGCGGGAGCCCTTTCAATGGAACTCATACAGTCACAACTTCTCTCCTTAATGATTCAGCCTTCTCGGTGGCAATCACAAACGCAGACATCATTTCCAAAAACGTTATCCCTAGCGGACTTGCAACACTCTCAGGCGCTTCTACTTATGTCGGCAATAGCGCAGTCGAGTCTGCCGTTTACGCAGTTTCTACCGAAGTCTTCCAATCCAGAACAGCAGTCGGCGGACAAATTGAAGGCGTAGATTTCGCTCCATCACCTTTCCGACTAGGTCGTTCATTATTTAATCGCGTTTCAGGTTTACTTGGTCCTTACATAGACGTAGAGACAATGGTTCAATGAGTATCCTTTCCTCAATCCGGCAACCATTGGCTACTGCGTTGGCTGGTGTCTCAGCAAACGTTTTCACCCACGTCCCTGAAAACGTCCCTGTCCCAGCCGTAATTTTGGTTCCAGATTCACCATATTTGGAAGCCAATATAATTGGAAAAGCAACCGCTAACTTCAAGATTAATCTCACGATCACTTGTTGCGTAGCCTATGCTTCCAATCCAGCTGCTCTTGATAACTTGGAGCAACTGACTATGAGCGTTATATCAGCAATACCCGCCGGATATGACATAACAGTTATTGAAAGACCAACCGTTACGCAAGTCGGATCTAGCACAATGCTGGTGTCTGATATTCGCGTCAGCACTTACTACACCAACTAAGGAGAACAATGCCTACCACAGTAATAACTGGGCGCGATGTAACCTTTACGCTTGACAGCGATAATTTCGATGCCCAAGCGACATCCGCCGTACTCAGCAATGAGCACACAATCGAGACTTACCAGACTCTTGATGGACGCGCCTACAAAGCCGTTGATGATTCCTGGACCTTCACAGTCGAGCTGCTAGCTGACTGGGGAGCGACCGATTCACTATTTGAGCAAATGTGGACACGTTGCGAGAGCTCACCAAACACCGCAGTTGCATTATCTTTAACCACAGCGTCAGGCGCAGTATTTGCGTTTAACGTATTGCCAGTATTCCCAAGCGCAGGCGGAGCAGCACCAGGAGCTCAAACCGATACTTGGACAATGCAGGTAGTTGGAACACCGGCTGAAACATTTAGTTAAGAGGGAGATCGGGAGCAATGAAGTCACAAATAAATATCACCTATAACTCAGGCGAGCAAGCTACTTATGTGGCCCAACCGCCTGAGTACGCTAAATGGGAAAAGGCCACAGGTAAGAACATTACCGAGATTGGCGGAATGTGGGACATCCTGTTTCTTGCATATAACGCAATGAAACGAGAAGCCGCAGGTAAGCCAGTCAAAGCTTTCGATGTTTGGATGGATACCGTTTCAGATGTGGATGTGGTAAATCTCGACCCAAAAGCCACCCAGTCGGAAGCGTCAGCCGACTAATAATCGAATTGGCTATAGCCACTAAAATCCCACCTAGCGAATGGACTGACGCACAAGACATATTAACCGCGCTGGAGATACTGGAGAGAAATAGTGGCCAATGAGAAGATTGCTTATGATAAGCGCGATCTTCGGGCTATCGTCCAGGCTTTCAAAGCGATGGATGAACAATCAGTCGAAGAAGCCAAACGAGAGTCTTCGGCGCTGGCTCAGTATGCAGCTGACAGAGTTAAACAAACAGCTCAATCCCGACTTGTCTCCGGAGCCGCAGTTAAGCGAGTCGCTGAAGGTGTCAAAGTCTCCAAGTCATCTAAAATCGGCGAATTTTCATACGGCTTTGCATCTCAGCGATTTTCTGGTGGGGCTGATACACGCACACTCTGGGGCGGTCTTGAATTTGGATCTCGTCGTTATAGACAGTTCCCTACTCGAAACAAACAAGGATATTTTATCTATCCCACGCTTCGCTCAATTCAGCCTGAATTAGTGAGACAATGGGAAGAGGCGTTTTCAAGGATAGTTAGGAAGTTTGATTAATGGCTGGTAATAGAACACTCAAGCTCTCAATCCTTGCTGACGTTGATGATTTACGAAAGAAGCTCGGACAAGGTTCAAACGAGGTTCAGGGCTTTGCGGGTAAGTTAGGCGAGTTTGGAAAGAAGGCTGGTTTAGCCTTTGCCGCCGCAACTGCCGCCGCTGGAGCCTATGCAGCAAAATTGGCTATCGATGGAGTTAAGTCTGCCATTGAGGATGAAGCCGCTCAGCAAAAATTAGCCACCACCCTTCGCAACGTCACAGGCGCAACTGAGGACCAAGTTAAGGCCACAGAAGACTCAATCCGAGCATTACAGCTTCAATTCGGTGTAGCTGACAAAGATTTAAGACCGAGCCTTGATCGTTTAGTGCGTTCTACCAAAGACGTTGAAGAAGCAACAAAATTACAAAAGATAGCCCTTGATATTGCAGCCGGCACCGGTAGAGATTTGCAGTCAGTATCTGAAGCACTAGGTAAAGCCTACGATGGAAACTTTGGATCATTAAAGCGCCTTGGTGTTTCTATTGATGAGGCTACTCTCAAATCTAAAGATTTTGATGCTGTAACGGCTTTACTATCTAAAACCTTTGAAGGACAGGCTACTGTCCAAGCTGAAACCTTTGATGGAAAGATGCGCCGACTCAATCAAGCCTTTGAGGAAGGTAAGGAGACAGTCGGAGCCTTTATTCTTGATGCGGTAACTCCTTTAGTTGAGGGATTTATTCAAAAGGTAGTCCCTGCTTTATCTGAGGTAGGCGGAAAGTTTAGAGATGACTTCTTGCCAACTCTGAGGACGGTTTTTGATTTCTTGGTCAAATTCTTCGGTCCAATTCTTGAGGGTATTAAATCTGCGTTTGATTCGGTGCGTAATGCGTTGTCTGAGAATAAAGATGAACTCAATACTTACTTTGGCATACTCAAAGAGATTCTAGGCTTCCTGGACAAATTCTTTGTTCCAATGATTTCCAACACTCTCAAGTTGGCTTTTCAGGCTTTGGGTAAAGTCCTTGCCGTCATCATTAACAGCTTCTCAACCCTAGCCAATTTGGTTGCTAGCACCTATAACGGCATTAAACAGATTATTAAACTTATAGCTGAAAACCCTATTGTCCAAAATATTACTGGTGCAGTTGGCGGCCTATTTGGTGGCGGTAAAGCTGCAGGTGGTCCAGTTAGCGCAGGTACCACCTACCTAGTCGGCGAGAAGGGTCCAGAGTTATTTACCCCAGCCCGAGGCGGCACAATAATTCCAAACGGTGCCGGTGGCGGACAAACAATAAACATTAACGTTTCCGGAGCTATTGATCCAATTAGCACAGCTCGTCAAATTGCCCAGATTCTTGGATATGAGGCCACAGCTTCCGGTTCCTTCTCAAACCTCGGCGGAAGTAGGGTATTCGCTTAATGACCTGGGTTCCTGACTTAACTTTAACGATTGGCGGGACTACCTACACCAGCCACGTCGTCGATGCTGTCCAAGTCAGTTATGGCCGCACAAACGTCTGGGAGCAACCTCGTACCGGCTACGCAACCATTCAGCTAATCCAATTAACTGAGAGCTACTGGGACATTGAGATTAACTCGACTGTAGTAATCACAATGGAAAACTCCTCGGGAGTAGCCAAAACAATCTTTACTGGAACAGTTAATAACGTCGAGTCTCGCAGAGCTGCTCAGGGCTCAATCGGTGGTACTACCCTCCACACAATCTCAGCGGTTGGTCCCTTTGCCAAAATGTCTCGAACGGATATTGGCGAGGTCGAATATCCAAAAGAGTTTGATGATGACCGGATGACTGCGATTCTAACGGATGCCGGTGTCACGATTGATACAGTGGATACTCCTGGCATTTATGAATTTGCCAAAAGAGATCCTTTGGTCGTTGATGCCTACACCTTAGCCGCTTCAACGGCTTCTCAGGCTTTTGGCTATATCTACGAAACCACAGCGGGAGAAGTAGGTTATGCCAATCAATCCCGCCGCCTAAATGAAGTTCAAGACAATGGCTATTTTGAGATTCCCAAGAGTTACGTCCAATGGTCCCAATTTGCTACAAGCCGCAACTTAGGCAACTTACTTAACTCAATTACTGTGGACTATGCCAGCGGCTCTGTAACGGCTTCTGAGCCAGCCTCAATAGCTTTATACGGATTAGCTGCGGGAAAGGTTACCACTACCCTTCACGGATCAGCGGATGCCCAAGCCCTAGCCGATTTCTTTATTGCCACCCGAGCTGTCCCACAGACCAACGTAGCCAGCTTCTCAATCCAATTGGACTCCAGCCTTTTAACCAACGCGGACCGCAATACGCTCATTGAGACATATCTGGGCAAGCCGGTAGCAATTAATACCCTGCCAGCTAGCCTCTATAACAATGGCTATATCGGCTTCGTTGAGGGTTGGCAGATTTCAGCTAATCGCCTTCAGGCTTCCATAACCTTGACAACCACCGACTCAACTTTCTCAATCGTCCCGACTCGTTGGCAGGATGTAGATCCAGCCCAAGAATGGCAGGACGTAGCAGGTACAATCAGATGGTTCGAATACGAATAGGCGGATAAATGGCAACTACACCTAATTTTGGCTGGAGCACTCCAGACAATACGGCTTATGTCAAAGATGGTGCTTTGGCTATTCGCACAGTTTCAAACTCAATAGACGCTCAAGTTTGGGCGATGAATGAAATCCAAATCGCTCAACTGATGGGAGCAATTTAATGGCAACAACACCTAAGCAATTATTTAGAGGGGCAGCTGCTACCAGCAATACCACCCTTTACACAGTACCAGCGGCAACTAAAACGATCGTTTCTTCTATTGTGGTAACCAACACCAGCTCATCTAATCAGACTTTCAGTCTAACTCTTGATGGCGTATCACTTCATACAACTAGCAGCATTTTGGCTAATCAGAGCGTTTATATTGATTTGAAACAAGTATTAAGCGCAGCGGACTTAATTGAAGGTTTGGCTTCGGCAACTTCAGTTAATTTCCATATCGCTGGAGTGGAGATCGCCTAATGGCAATTAGCGCCTATCCTCAAAAGATTCCACAAAAGAACGTCGTAACTTTGACATCCGGATCATCCTGGACTGTTCCTTCAAATGTCACTTCAATTACAGTAACATTGATTGGTGGCGGTGGCGGCGCTCAGAATGGTTTTGCATCAGCTTATGGTGCACCAGGCGGCGGCGGGCAGAAAGTCGTTTCAACTTTAAGTACGACTCCGGGAGCTTCGATTTCTTATTCAATCGGCGCTGGTGGTAATGGTTACAGAAGCGTAGGCGGCGTAGTTCAACCTCAAAATGGTGGAAATACAACATTCACTGGTGCTACGACTGCAAATGGCGGAATTGGTGGAAAAGGTCCTGGAGCTCAAGACGGAGATTGTGCTGTAAACGGGGGCGCTAGTAGTGCGGGTACCGGTGATATGCCAGATGGTAGGCCGGGAATGATTTATGTGGAGTATTGGCTATGAGAAAATTTGCAGTGATTCAAGATTCGAAGGTAATCAATATTATCGTTGATCCAGGGCAAGATGAGTTAGATGCTCATCCTGACAAGTACATTGAATACACAGATGGCTGGTCTTATCCTGAAGGTATTGATGGCGGAGAGTTCTTCCCTGCATAATGACTTGGAAACTATCTAAAGCAGCGGTTCAGCTAAGAGAGCAATTTGATGACTGCTACCCAGAACGGGACAGAAGCTCGGATGGCACTCGAGGCGATGACCGTCACTCCAAAATTAAATCAGATCATAACCCCGATAAAAACGGCTGGGTTAGAGCTTTAGATATAGATGCAGATTTATTGCGTAAGCAACCCGAGGAAATGGCTTATATAGTAAATCAACTATGTCGCAACGCTCGCAAAGATGGGCGTTTAGCTTACGTCATTTATAACGGTAAAATAGCCTCACCAAAGTCTTTATGGAAATGGCGCAAATATCGCGGCGTTAATCCACACACCAAACACGCGCACTTTTCATTTAAAAAGTCAGCTGATAATAACGCCAAATTTTTCGATATTCCGATGCTAGGGGGCAGTCTTGGCTAGAGTAACTATCTCCTCAAATAACCTTTTCCCTGGACCAAAAGGTGGACCAGGCGCAACTGGTCCGCAAGGTCCAAAAGGCGACACTGGTGATGCAGGCCCAGCTGGACCCAAAGGCGATACTGGTGACACTGGACCTGCCGGAGCAACCGGAGCCACCGGCGCAACTGGTCCTACCGGTCCTCAGGGACCAACTGGTGACACTGGTGATACAGGTCCTCAGGGACCAACTGGTGCAACAGGAGCAACTGGTCCTACTGGTCCTCAGGGACCCAAAGGTGACACTGGTGACACTGGACCTGCCGGAGCAACCGGAGCCACCGGCGCAACTGGGGCTACAGGTCTTCAAGGACCCAAAGGCGACACTGGTGATACAGGTCCTCAGGGACCAACTGGTCCTCAAGGACCCAAAGGCGATACTGGTGACACAGGTTTAACAGGACCTACTGGTCCTCAGGGACCCAAAGGTGACACTGGTGATACAGGTCCTCAGGGACCAACTGGTGCAACCGGCGCAACTGGGGCTACAGGTCCACGCGGTTATTCAGTATTAAACGGTACTGTTGATCCAACAACAGAGGGTATTGATGGCGATTTTTACATTAATACGACAAGTGATTCAATTTTTGGCCCTAAAACTTCAGGTTCCTGGGGTACCGGCACAAGTCTAGTAGGACCCACAGGAGCCACAGGAGCCACAGGAGCCACAGGAGCAACTGGACCCACAGGAGCAACTGGAGCGACTGGACCGGCTGGGGCTGACGGTGATTTGACTTTAGTTCAATATACAACGAATCAAACCCTATCTAATTCAACTACGAAAACGGCTTTAGTTTCATACGGAATTACTCACTCATCAGGAACAGCGGCTTACAAGGTAAAAGGCGTTGGCGAATATCTAAATAACTCGGGAGCCAATAGAACTCTTGCTATGGAAGTAGCTTTGGGCTCTACTATTGCTTTCAGTGCAACGACTGGAAACTTGGGATCTAACGCAGCTACCCGCGCATTTGAATTTGAGGTTGTTGTATATTGCAATGCGTCAAACGATCAAGATATTTCAGGCAGAGCTACATTAGCTGCCACAGCAACGGCTGGCGCAACTTGGGCAACCGCTAACAACGTATTTTTAGGGGAAGCTTCAATTACTGAAGATACATCTACATCTAAAACACTAGAGGTTCGTTTTACTCACTCAGTCGCTGCAACAACTATTTCATTAACTCTTCACGCATTCACAATAGAGAAAGTACAGTAGAGGAAATTATGAAAACTCTTATAGTCAAAATAAAAAGCCCTAAATTCAAAGCAGCCTTTAAGGATTACCTTGTCGGTGTTGCAGCTTCAGCTGTAGCAATGGGTATTGCTTTCGCGGCTGATTTTGCCCCTGAATACGCAATTATCATTGGTGGCGTAACTGCCCCACTAGCTGCTTGGGCTGATAAGAATCGCAAGGACTACGGCCGCATTTAATGGAACCGAACGACCTCGCTGCCACTATCGCCTCGGTTCTCGGATCTATTGGTCTGCTAATCGCTGGGCTTAGATACATTATCAAGCTGGAAAACACACCGATACTTCTTAGGCTTGAAAAGATGGAGTCTCAATTAGAGTTAGCCCTTGAAAGGAGTCTCAATGCCGCCCAAAGCAAAGCCCGTCCAAAAACGCGCCGCTAAGAAAATTCAAAAGCGCCGCCGGACAGTTAAAGAGCTGCCAACAAAGCTCGATTACTGGGCTATAGCGGTTAAAGAGATTTACGAGACTTGCCGCCGAAATGGAATGGATGAGAGTTTGGCCCTAGCTTTTGCTATGGATCGCAGCTCCTGGCCTGACTGGGCAATCGACCCGACAGATCCAATCCGCAAAATCGGCTGGGAAGACGGCGAAGAGGACGTTTAATTTACCTAAGAGAAGCTGAACTCTTCGAGGCGCTTAAGGAGCTTTATCCAGACCTTACGCCACTATCAGCGACCGACCGAGCAGACGGCATCACCCACGACTCATATATCGAAATGAAGTGCCGCCGTACCAACTACCCCACCCTCTTGATAGAGAAGAAGAAATGGGATTATCTGGCCGATATAAGGGCTAGAACGGGCGCTAGAACCCTTTATATCAATTCCACCCCACAAGGGGTCTACCAGTTCGATTTAGGGGCTATAAAGGAGCCTCAATGGCTTCTAAAGTGGCTTCCAGCAAAGACTGACTTCGCCAATGGCCAAAAGGTTCAAAAGGAATGTGGCTTCCTAGACCTTCAACACGCCGACTTGCTACTTGTGTAATTGCATTTAATTAAATACATTTAACCCACTAAATCCATTTTCTAGGGTTCAGAAGGGAGAAATATGATAAATAATCCGAGGGTAATTCGATTTGATACCCAATCGGGTGCCTGGACAGATGGCGAACACTTTGTGAAAGGCACAATTATTCGCCGTTATTCAATTGAATTTCTAGGCCGTAAATCAAATAGAGGACGGATGAGCAGAAAAGAAATCTCTAGTTATTGGCTAGATCGTTATGGGGTGAGCGTAGATGTGGAATAACTATTCAGATGCGATTCTCTTCATTACTGTAATTGGCGCATACTGGTTAGTAACGCGAGCCGTTATTAGTATGAAAGCCAAAGCCTTTAACGATGGATTCAAAAGAGGACGGAGTAGCGTAAATGTCAGAGAGATCGTTAAGTGACTGGCTCTCGGACGCTGGTAACACCCTCGAAGACAGGGGGCTGGAATATGGCGACCCGAGGCACAATCTATTACGAATTTACAAAATCGCGAGAGAATTCGGTATTCAGCTCAGAGACCCAGCTGACGTGGCGCTTATTTTTATCGCAACCAAGCTCAGCCGAATGGTGGAGAGTCCAGAGCGCGAGGATTCGTATCTCGATCTCATTGGATACGCCGCTATCTTGGGTCGATGCAGATTTTCTACACCAGAAGATTGGGATGACGTTGAGTCTGACTCGCAATACAAATAACCACCAATGGTGTGATTACTGCAAATCTCGCTGGGGGCAACTAAAGGACGGTACTTGGCACTTAAAAGCACAAAGGCCAGCTGTATGGAAAGTCCAGTCAGAAACCCCATTAAGGAGAGCGCAAGTGCGCTTTTACTGCCAAAGCTGCGCCAATGAAGCGCAGAACTGGCCAGACGGAACGTTCTGGTCACTAAAGGAACAACTAGAAGCGGCGATAGATGATTTCGCCGGTAGGGAGAAATTAAATGTCCAATTACCTTGATGATTATGTTTCAGTGCAAGACAGATTAAAGGAGTTTATTAATGCGTTTCCTGATTACCGAATTAAGTCCCACGTCCTTGAAGAATCGTTGGGTGCTAATTGCGATGTCTATATTGTCAAAGTTGAGCTTTATCGCACTGAAGCGGATTCTGTCGCTTGGACAACCGGATTATCGTCAGAGTCTAAATCAAAGCAATATAGTCTGGAACTTGCGGAGACGGGTGCGCTTGGACGAGCTCTCAATCTCGCTGGCTATTTTGCTAAACCAACTGGAGCACCAAAGAAGCCAATACAAACAGTTAATCCGAAATTGGGAGAATTCATCAAAGAACAACGGCCCAACGACCCAGAACCAATAGTTTGGGACGTTAGCGATGTTGCTGAGAAGTTAGGTGCTGAGATAGTTGATGAAATTCCACTTTGTAACCACGGACCAATGATCCTAAAGTCCGGCACAAAAGAGGGCAAGGAATATCGAGGATGGGTCTGCCCAGAGCGCGATAAGTCTGCTCAATGTCCAGCTAAGTGGATGAAGATTGGGTCAGATGGCAGTTGGGTGTTTCAGAAGTGACACTTAGCGAATTCTTAGACGATTTTCAAATAGCTCTGGGAAACGGTTTTGGTAAGGTCGATAGCGTTATTAAAATGCACAAGGCTCTATTGGAAATAACCTCATTTCACCAAGTCAATTCAATAAATGAGTGTGATTGGTGCGATATTCCCTATCCTTGTTATGAAATAAAGGCTATAGAGGCGATTTTAAATGAGTCTTGAAATGCATCCCTTTAAATGCGGAAACTGTAAAAAGGTAACCGCACACAGGGAAATCAGACGATACGCCTCAGAGATAAATGAGGGACAAGAAGTCTGGTTAATGGAATGTCAGAACTGTTTTGAGATGCGATTAATTGAGCCCGCTGAGAGAGTAGCGAATAAGGAAGACGACATTACTCGCTGTGATCAATGCGGGAATTACAAAATGAAGGCAGCTAACTGCCGGATCTGCAAAATAGCTGCCGGCCAAGAGCGCATCACCCAGCGTTACTGGACCGGCGGTGCCACACTTGAAAGGTTCTTAGATGCCGATATATGAGTTTTGGTGCGAGCCTTGTGACCGAATTCAGGATGTTCCCCTTAGTATGGAAGCACCTAAATTTGATATTGCTTGCGAGAAATGTGGTGCTGCTATGTGGCGCAAATGGACTGCCACACCAACACATTTCAAGGGGGATGGGTGGGCGAGCAAAGAGAAATAAAGCGCAGAATCCACTCTATTAGCTATATCAACCAGTTATTAGAGTGGGGCTTCACTAAAGAGTTTATTGCCCAGGATATGGGCGTACAGTTAGAGTCGTTAGAAGTTAGATTAAACAGACATAAGAAAAGGGAGCAAGATGACAATCAAGGATCTAAGCCTAAAGCTGGCCACAATCAGCCTGTTAGCAGACCAAGCCAAGCGCCTAAAGGACGAGCTAAGGGCAGAACTACAAAAGGAGATGGAAAGCCTAGGAGCAGACAGAGTAAAGGCTGAGCTAGGTGATGAGACGGTGGCATACATAACTACCACTAAGCCTAAGTTTAAATGGGTGATTAAAAGCGATAGGAAGGCCCTAGAGTGGTTTAAGGCCTATCACCCAGCCGAAGTCATAGAGACCATACGTCCAAGCTCCCTAGAGGCCATATTAGCCAAATTCAACTATGACGGAGATACAGTAATTGATCCAAATGGTGAGGTAATTGATTGGCTAGAGGGTACGCTGGCTGAGCCTTATCTGACCACTAAATTCCACGGTGATGGTAAAGCCATTTTAAGAGATGCGATAATTGGATTAAAGGCTAATGAGATAGATGTGAAGAAAGTACTTGAGCTTGAATAAAAGTATGACCAGTCAATGACCAAGTTAAATAGTTAGAAAGTGGGTAAGTACGCTTGAAACGACTTGACAAGGGCAGTACACTCTGCACAAAGCGCGGGCGCGGAGCTGGCCCTTTAGCGACGGTAAGGGGGGGCTATTGCTTCCGCTTGATAGCGTCAGCCTTAACAGCTCTATTGATATTAATAATTAATACACAGCCATCAAAAGCAGATATGAATTTAAAACTATATGCATATAACCTTTTAAGCTGGAAAGAGTTTGAGTGCTTTAATTGGTTAATACATAAGGAAAGTAGATGGGATTACAAAGCAGTTAATGGATCTCATTATGGTCTTGGTCAAATGCGTTCTACTTGGTATAGAGACCTCAGTCCTCAAGGACAAATAAAGGCTACGATTAAGTACATCTCCCATCGCTACGGGGATAGCTGCAAAGCACTAGCACACTTAGAGCGTAAAGGCTGGCACTAATGGCAGGTAACCCTAAGTACCACACCACTGCATACCGTAAGCTACGAGAGAAGATATTGATACGCGATAACTACACTTGTAATTACTGTGGGCAAGAAGCTAATACAATCGACCACGTCTTCCCATTAAGCAAAGGTGGATTAGATATCGAGGATAATATGGTTGCTGCTTGTGTGCGTTGTAATAGCGGTAAAAGAGATCGCATAGCACCCGGGTCTTTTTTGAGCGCACCACCAAAACCCACGACCCCCGCTGGGAAATCCTTCTCTGAAAATAAGACGAAACGACACTATTTTGGATAATTTGGATTTTCCTGAAAACAAAACGGGCGAGCTCGTTCCCCTTCGGGACGAATCGGCTTACCGAGGTGTGTCAGAACCCCGAATTCACACTCCTTTGAGCGATTTACCCTCTCGCGGCAAAGAATTTATTGAGTTTTGCGACCGTATTGGCCACCCTTTATTGCCCTGGCAGCAATGGCTAGCTCACCACGCGCTCAAGGTAAAACCTGACGGTAGGTGGGCACATCCGGTT